TCAGGCCTCAACACTCAATTGAGCGGAGGCCGTCAAGCACAGCTTCACATTGGCTTGCGCTGGGCGCGGACCCTTGTAGAACATGGGCTCGCTCCGGCACTGCTAACATAACGCTTGCTAGGAACAGGATGCTTCTTTGCAACTCTTCGATCAGCACACTTGCTTGGTCGACGAGGCTCCGGTAATGCTCCAACGGGCCGTGTTGATTTGTGATCCTTGTGAGGACCTCGGCTAGTTGAAGGTACAGGTGCGTCATCTGATCCAGGTTCATGAGCTGGGTTGAGAAGTTGGTAGGTTGCTGTGGGGGGGATTGGCACTGAGACATTTTTGATTTGCACAGTTTCAAGTTCGTTTACTGCTTGTCCGTCGCTAACAATGACTATGGTTTCATCTCCAATGTGGGCTGAAGTTTTGTCTTCTGTTGGATTGTCCCAGATGACAGGGAAATCATCAAGTGTCTGAGCGTTTTGTATCGCTTGCCGCTTGGCTTCCACTTCTTCAGCTGTCATATTCAATTGTTTAGCTACTGAGTCTCTCAGCATTTCATAGTCTCCTTCCAGTTGTGGCCATGACTCGTTAGTGAATCGATACTCTTCTGATCTTGTGAGCATCTTTACCGTTGACAAACCACTCAGTTCAACAACTCTTTGACTCCAGTCGCCCAACAAAGGGGTCATGGCATCACTCACGCAATAGCCGATTGCCTTGTTAAAGGCAGCCTGCTCTTTCGTGACTTGCTTGTTGGTTGAGATGTGCAACTTGGGTAGAGTCCTACACATGTCTTGATGCGAGGACACTGATTCCAATAAATTGGGAAAGATTCTACCCAAGAAGTTCACAGGTTCGCAAGGGATTGTATCTTCCATCTTGACTTCGAGTCCAAGGTCTTTGACAACTTGTTGGAGACTTTCCTTCAGCTTCGGGATATTCCTGGAAACTCCATCGTCTCCAGCGTATACCCCTAACAGACGAAATGCCTCTTCTGGTGTATATCCAATTCTCCTCAATGCGCAGTATACTAAATAGGTATTGATGATAGTATTGC